CGAAGGGAACGACCGCACCCGCTGGGGCAATCGGCTGGAAGACGCCATCGCCTACGGCATCGCCGAAGACCTCGGGCTGATCGTCGAGCCCTTCAAGGTCTACATGCGCATCCCCGATCTGCGCATGGGCTCCTCGTTCGATTTCAAGATCGTCGGTCTGGTGGACGATTTCGAAGGCGACAACGAAGCGCGCCGCATGTTTGCCGAGCACGGCCACGGCATCATGGAGTGCAAGAACGTCGACGGCCTGCAGTTCCGCCGCTCATGGATCGACGACGGCGACAGCGTTGAAGCCCCTGTCCACATCGAGTTCCAGGTGCAGCATCAGCTTGAGGTGGCCGACCTTGGCTGGGCGATCATCGCGCCACTGGTCGGCGGCAACACGCCCAAGCCCATCATTCGTGTGCGTGACATCGAGGCCGGCGAAGCGATCCGCATGAAGATCATGGAGCTGTGGCAGCGCGTCTCCCACAACTTCCCGCCTGATCCTGATTTCTCCAAGGATGGAGCGGTCATCGCCAAGGTTTTCCGCGACAATGACGGGTCAGCCGTCGATCTGTCGCATGACGCGCGTCTGGCCGAGCTCTGCCGCATCTACAAGGCCGCTGGGGCGGATGAGAAGGCCGCCGCCGAGCGCAAATCCGCTGCCAAGGCGGAAATCCTGACCATCATCAAAGCGGCCAAGAGCATCGCTTACGCGGGCGGCAAGATCACCGCCGGCACGAACAAGGAGAGCTTTCGCGCTTACTGGCGTGACACCTCCGAGCGCATCTCGATCAGCCTGACCACCGTCAAGGGCGCGCAGATCGAGTCCACCGTCCCCGCTTACCGCAACATGAGGGTGATGTGATGAACGAGATTTTTGTTTTGGCACTGGTCGAGAACGGCACCGCCGATGCCAGCGTTGTGCGCGTCATGCGCACCTACCTGTCAGAAAAGCGCGCCGAGCAGGATCGTGAGCTGCTGACGATGGCCGACCCTAACCACGTCTACCGCGTCGTTGCGGTCGATTACATCGACGATTGAGGAGTGTGACATGAGTACCGACATCCAGACTTTTGACGCCAAGCGTTCCCTCGTTTCGCGCTTCGCCGACCGCTACCACATCGAGCCCGGACGCCTGCTGGACACGCTGAAGGCGACCGCCTTCCGCCAGCGTGGCGACATCGTGGTGACGAATGAGCAGATGGCCGCGCTGCTGATCGTGGCCGATCAGTACAAGCTCAACCCGTTCACCAAGGAAATCTTCGCGTTCAATGACAAGGGCGCGGTCGTGCCCGTCGTCAGCGTGGACGGCTGGTCGCGCATCATCAACGAGCATCCAGCCTTCAATGGCATGGAGTTCAACTACTCCGACCAGATCGTGACCATGCCGGGCGGAAAGCCCTGCCCTGAGTGGTGCGAGGTCGTGTTGTACCGCAAGGATCGCGACCGTCCGACCGTCGTGCGTGAATATCTCGACGAGGTGTATCAGGCTCCCCGTGGCAAGGATGGCGGCTTTGCCGGCCCATGGCAGACGCACACAAAGCGTTTCCTGCGCCACAAAGCCCTGATCCAGGGTGCGCGCATCGCGTTCGGTTTCGCCGGCATCTACGACGAGGACGAGGCAAGCCGCATCATCGACGCGCAACCTGTCGCCGCTCCCGCTCCGGCTCCAGCTCCACCGCCACAACCCGGCAAGTCCTCACGCCTGTCCGCCATCATTGGCGCGACCGGCATCAGCGAACCTGCCGCCGAAGAACCCATCGAAGCCGACATCATCGAGGAGGAACACGCCGATGTCTGAAACCATGACCGAGAAAGACCTCGCCGCGCGCTGGCACATGACCACACGCACCCTGCTGAACTGGCGCTCCACGGGAGTGGGGCCGCCCTTCATCAGGGTCGGGGAGCGATCCATCATCTACCGAACGGCCGACATCCTCGCTTACGAAGACGCCAATGTCGGCGGGACACCCATCCCCAAGGCGGGATGGCACGAGACAATCCAGCGTGTCGCAGACGCGCTGGAGGACACCAAGCTGCGCGACGAACTGCGCTCACTGATTGCATAGGAGTACACCGATGAACGACATGACCACCTTAGACCTGTCCACCCTGCCACCTGACGAACGCGCCCAGGCTGTTCTGGCATCGACCAAAACGGAAACCTACCTGCACGGGCTGGTTGAAGAAGCCGCCACCATCACGCAGGTGATCGACGCTGACAGCCGTGAACAGGCTCACCGCGTCGGCATGAAGCTGAAGTACGCCCGCACCACGATCAAGAAGACCGGCAAGGCCGCGCGCGACGACGCCACCGCCTTTGCCAATGCGGTCATCAAGGAAGAAAAGCGCCTGATCTCCATCACCGAGGCCGAGGAAACCCGCGTCATGGGATTGCGGGACGGTTATGACGCCGTGATCGAAGCGGCAAAGCAGGCCAAGGCCAAGCGCGACGCCGAGATTCAGGAAAAGATCGCCGGCATCCGCGCTCTGCCGCAGGCGCTTGCCTTTGCCGGATCGGAAGAGCTCGTCCTTGAACGGGACGCCCTGCTGGCCTTCACGCCACCAGAGGACGTGTTCGGAGCTTTCACCGACGAGTGCAAGGCCGCTCTGGCCGAGGCCATTGCAGCCCTGAATGATCTCATCACGCTGGCCGTGCAGCGCGAGGAAACCACCGCAGCGGTCGCTGCCGAGAAAGCCAGACTGGAAGCAGACCGTCGCGCCCTGGAAGAAGAACGGGCCGCCTACGAGGCCGAGAGGCTGGCGTTCGAACAGCGCAAGCTGGCAGAGAAATGGGCGAAAGAGGAAGCCGAGCGCACCGACAGCCCTGCAACGCCAGAGCAGAACGAGGCCGCCATCGAGGAAGCCGACGCCATTCTGGAAAACCTTGCGCTTGAGCCGGCTGGTTCGATTTCCGCACCAGTTGAGGAAGAACCCGAAGCCACACCAGAGCCCGGCATGGAGGTGCAGTCCGACTGGCGCACCCGCATCTATGCGATGTTCACCGCCGACCAGTTCGAGGCGCTGGCCGCCAAGGTCAATCAGTGCGGATTCTACGACTTCGCCACTGATCTCAGCGACGTCGCCGCCGCCCTGCGCAGCGGAGCGCATGACGCCAGACTGGAGGCCGCAGACAAGGCGGCCATGCAGGTCATCGACGAGAAGCTGCTCGATGCCACTGTTCAGGCGCTCGACCTGTGGACTGATCAGGAGGCTGCATGAACATGATAGCCAACCTGTTCACCAACGCGGCCGTCCTGATGGCCGGCATACTCGTGCTGATCAAGCTCTTTGTGCCTGACGAGGCACGATTTCGGATCGACATCCGTGTACTGGTCGGCGTGATCGTCGGGTTTCTGTATCTGGCCTGCGTCGGCGTCGTGACCATTCTGGGCATGGTGATTGTATGAAAACGGACTGGAGAAAGGCACCAGAACAAGCCAACTGGCTGGCGACGGACGCCGACGGCGGCCGGTATTGGTATGAAAACAAGCCCCTGATGAACTTTGAATACAATAGCTGGCGGACAAACGGCGGAAAGTTATGGTGGGCAGATTCGCTGAAGACGAATGTTGATTGGAGACAATCACTTGAAGCTAGACCGACGAAGGGGAGCGTATGAAACCGTTTAATCTTGAGAAAGCTTTGTCCGGTGATCCGGTAATGACTTGCCAGGGCAAAGAAGTTACCCAATTGGCACTTTTCAAAGTCACCAGCGGCGATGCCTTGATTGGGGTGATTGATGGATCAATTGAAAGTTGGCTGGCCACTGGCAAGTTCTATGATGGCGCGCTTCACCCTTACGACTTGTTCATGGCCCCTGTAAAGCGTGAGGGATGGATCGGCATTTCCCCAGGTGAGTACAGTGATGGTTCTAGAGATACATCGAGCTTATACAAAACAAGAGAAGAGGTAGAAGGACACTTTTACCCTAGCCCAACTTTTCAAATAGTTAAAGTGGAGTGGGAAGAATGACAGACACCAGCCCTCCAGCGTTTCCGTTCACCGAAACGGACAACGCGATCATGTACCCTGGCATGACATTGCGGGATTATTTTGCCGGTCAAGTGGTAGGCCATATTTACAAGGATTTCTGGGACGCCGTGAGGGCAGACAAAGGACAATTCGACGCCGATTGGCCCATGGGCCTCGCTATGGAGGCATACAGGATGGCCGACGCCATGCTGAAGGCCAGAGAACATCCTATCGCCTGACATCGCCATTGCAGGCATACTGCGCAGATCAGGGACGATCAGCGCCTTTATTTCATGACTTACCGGAGATATTGAGATGCAACCTTACCGAAAACAGCGCCAGACGTTCGCAGAAGACACGCTGGCCGCCATTGTCCTGATCCTCGCCGTCTGTTTCGTGCTGGCGCTCGCGGCTTTCGAAACATGGTATCCGGGGCTGGACGACGATCCTGCCACCATGAAGGTGGTCGAGATCATCAACCACTGTGAACAGTTCGGCTACTACGACACCGGAACCACGCGCATTGAGTGCAAGGTGGTGGCGGAATGAGCAAGTACACGACAGGGCACTACAAGATCACCCTGTTCGACGAGCGCGGCACGAAAATCGGACAGTACAGCCTGGGCGATATTGGCATCATCAGCGCGGTCGAGCATGGGCGAGAACAGGTCGCCGAAGGCAAGTGCCATTCGTTCTCGGTTGACCGCAACGTGTTCAATTCTCTGAACACCCCTGAGCGTTGGATGCCGTAATGCCAAGGCCAGCGCAGCAGAGGAAGATATTTGCGGGACGGATGCAATGCTCGATCTGTCGCATCGCCAAGCCGCTCAATCTGTTCAGGCTGGTCGAGCCGAAGGGACGGTCGGCCTATTACTTCCCTGAGTGCCTGGAGTGCATCAGCGCGAAGGAAGGAACCAGCGTCAGGGATGCCGAGGTGCAAGGCTGGCCGTGCCAGTATTGCCCCAAGCGACCGACCTGCCAGACGGAGTGCTTCATCTACCGGGCCTACGTCGATGGGGACATCCAGCACCCCAGCACGCTCCAGAAGCTGATCGGGATGATGGTATGAACTGCCACATCTGCGGAGCGTGGACAGAGGTCGTCGATAGCCGCAAGCGGAACGGAACGATCCGCAGGCGCAGACTGTGCGCCAATGAGCATCGGTTCAACACCTACGAGATCACGGAGGACGATTTCAAGAGATTGCAGACGCCTAACACTATGAGGATAGTGATCCACAATGACAGACAATGTGATTGATTTACCTGTTGTAACGAGCCTGCCTATTGCGGCTGACAAGATACTGAGACAGGCCATTGAAGATGGTCTGGAAACAGTCATCGTTATCGGACAAAATGCCGAGGGCGAGTTTTACCTGAACACGTCCGATCCTTCGCCGGCTAAAAACCTGTGGCTGATCGAGAACGTGAAACTTTTAATCCTGCATGGAGAGTTTGAATGATCTACAACTATGAGAACCTGACCGACGCCGTTGAAGCATGGGCAACTGAGCGCGGCATTATCGCCAACTCAACGCCACTCGCCCAAGCGATCAAGACCACCGAGGAAGTGGCGGAGCTGCTGAAGGCTCTGAGCAAGAACAACATCCACGAGGCAGCAGACGCCTACGGCGACATCCTGGTGACACTGATCATCGGCGCAAAGATCAGCGGGCTCAATCTGGAAAACTGTCTGGCTGCCGCCTACAACGTCATCAAGGACAGGAAAGGCTATCTGACGCCGGACGGCATCTTCGTCAAGGTGGAATGATGGCCGTTTACTTTGGTATTGCTGTTTTCCTCGTAACATTGGTGGTCGGCTTTGCGTCTACGCTCATCGAAACATTGGCCGCAAGCACGATCATTCTGAGCGCCACCGCCTACGGCACGGTGAGCGGTGCAATCATTTGGATGATGGAAACCGAACGTGACAAGAAAGGCTGAAGACAGTTCAGAACCACGGCAGAAGACCAACGGATTGAAGATGTCTCTGTCCTTGTTGCGGCAGATCAAGCCTAAAACGATCAGCCAGAACAAGTTTTTCGACGCCTATGACGCCCAGCGGGAGTTCATCCTGCTGGCCGGCAGCGCCGGAACCGGCAAGAGCTTCATCTCGATCTACAAAGCGTTGACGGAGGTGCTGGATACGTCCAGCACTTTCAAGCGGCTGATCCTCATTCGCTCGGCCGTGCAGACACGCGACGTCGGCTTCACGCCGGGCAATCTCGACGAGAAAATGTCGATCTACGAAGACCCGTATCACTCGATCTGCGCCACCCTGTTCGACCGCAAGGACGCCTATTCACGGCTGAAGGAGCAGCAATACATCGAGTTCACCAGCACAACGGCTCTGCGTGGCATGACGTTCGACAACGCCATTGTCATCGCCGACGAGTGCCAGAACTTCACCTACCATGAGCTGAACAGCACGATTACCAGGATCGGGAGGAACAGCAAAATCATCTTTGTCGGCGACGCCAAGCAGAATGACCTGATCAAGAAGGCCAGCGATCCATCAGGGCTCTTGCAGTTCATCGACATCGCCCGCCACATGGACGAGTTTACGCCGATTTATTTCACGCCCGAAGACATCATCAGGTCAAAACTGGTCAAAGCGTGGATTATTGCCAGCGAACGATATGCCTATTGAGGAAAACCAATGAGTCTCGACGATACATTGCGGGAGAGAGGCGGCCGGTATGGCGACTTCAAAGACCATGCCAGCATCACCCAGGAACTTAAAGACGTCATGCGAGCCACCCCGAAATGGGAAGGGCTCAAGCCTTACCAGAAGGAAGCCTTGGAAATGATCGCCCATAAGATCGGGCGCATCCTGAACGGCGATCCCGACTATCAGGATAGCTGGCTGGACAGTGCCGGCTACGCCAAGCTCGTGGCCGATGAGCTCGACGACTGAGTGTGCGTTATGTGCCAGAGGCAGCCATATCTATGACTGTCTCTGTCTGGGCTGCTGCGCCCGTCTCGTGATGTCTGCGAGGCGTGGACGCAAGCAGGCTGCTACCCTGCTCGGCGCGCTCGACATGGCAAGAAAGTCGGTGCCCGGGCGCGTCGTCCCCAAGCGCGCAGCCATCATTGCGGAAGTGAAAAGCCGCATGTGACTGGTCGCGTTTTCACCTGAGTGGTAGGTTTTTCGAACCATTGATTCGGAGGCCACCATGAACACCGCCTTCTTGCTGATGGCTCGCTACGATGCGCGGGCCGTCATTCCCATCGAGACCATCCAGAAAGATTTTTTCCCGCATTTGTCGCTGGTCAAGCTCGTCGGCAAATTGCAGGCCGGCGAAATCCCGCTGCCCATGGTGCGCATCGAGCCGAGCCAGAAGGCCGCCCGTGGCGTCCACGTTACTGACCTCGCCGCCTACATCGACCGTCGCAGGGAGATGGCACAGGTCGAGCTCGCTCGCATGGGAGGCTCGCCATGCACGCTGTGATCGCGGTCTTCTACGGGCTGTTCACCTGGATGCTGATGGTCGTTTACGCCATCATCGCCCGCCCCGACCTCGTGGGGCTCGCTTTGGTGCTGGGGCCGTTCATCGCGTCAGGCATGACGCTGGCTTTGCTGCTGCTGGATGCTATCGTCGCCGGCATCGAGCGCGGTGTCCGCCGGCTCATGCCGCAGGAGAAGAAAAGAAGACCACGTTGCTGACTTTTGCTGCCAGAAATCGGCCAAAAACAGAAAATGAGGCACAACAACACACTGATTTTGCACCGTTTTCCTCTATGCTCATCCACTCCATCATAGGGGCACAGGAAAAACGCCAGCGATTATAGGCAGTTACATTCATTGTCCGTCCAGTCATATTCGCCGATATTTGGAGCACCAAGCCATTTTCGTCAATGAAATCAGCGAACGCTGGATCAAGATTCACCCGTTTCTGCCAGATTCCACGCGCAACCGCTCGATTTCGTCCGCAGCGTCACGCACAAGATCGCGCACCCACTCCTCCTGCTGAGCCTCGTGGGCGAACGCTCTCGTTCTCGCAATCGCCATCGCTGACTGCCGGCTCTCCTGCTCGCGACGCAGCCGGCTCACGATGTCGTCGGTTTCGGACGGATCAAGCGAGCTCATGGCTCACCAGTGGCTTTGGCAATGGCTGCGCGGGCATTGTGAATAGCCATTCCATACATGGTCACATCAACCGCCGTGATGCATTCCTTGATGGCGGCAAGCAGATCAGGCGCGGCGGCGATCAGGCGGGCGTCGGCATCGCTGAAGACAGCAGCGAAGACGGAGCCGTCTTCCTCTGTGATGGTCAGAATGGATTGACGTTCGGCAGAGACCGGACACAGCTTTGCGACAGTGCCGTTGTCGCCGCCGACCTCAAACAATGACCACGGCCCAGGCGTGTGCGTTGGCTTATTCATAAACTCTCCTAAACAGTTGAAAACAATGCCATAATTCGTAAATCATAGCTCACCAACAAACAGGTCAAGTTGTTTTTGTTCGTTGTCGTTGGATGGGGTTGCGGAAGCGATCCGCTCCTGTTGAAGCGGCCCATAATCAGGGTTCAGCTCACACCCAAGATATTGCCGCGCAAGGCTGACCGACACCGCAGCCGTAGTGCCACTCCCCATGAACGGGTCGAGCACAATGTCACCGGGCCGGCTGCCTGCTAGGATACATGGCATGATGAGCGATGGCGGGAAGGTGGCAAAGTGCGCACCTTTGTAGGAGTGGGTAGGAACCGTCCAAACGCTGCGGCGGTTGCGAAAGCCATCGCTTTTGCGCCGAGCAAGTCCACCGTTTCCGTTTGTGCTCACAGCATCCGGGTGAAGCGCAGGCCCGCGCACCCTGCCGCACACCTCCGGCTCGCGCACTGCCTTGTGGTCGTAAAAATATCGCTCAGACTTGGTTAGAAGGAAAATGTACTCATGCGCTTTGGTGCAGCGGTCGCGCACGCTTTCCGGCATTGGGTTCGGCTTGTGCCAAATAATGTCCTGCCGCAGCACCCATCCGTCAGCTTGCAGCGCAAGCGCAACTCGCGCGGGGATCATGAGCAGCTGCTTGCCTTTCCCGTAGCTGTCCCCAATGTTCAGCCACAGCGTGCCATCATCGGCCAGCACATCACGCACGCAGCGGAATACCTCAGCGATCGCCGCAATGTATTCCTCTGGCGTGTGCTCCAGGCCAAGCTGCCCTTCGTGTCCGTAGTCGCGCAAGCCGAAGTACGGAGGGCTGGTTACGCACATCTGCGCTTTCACGCCATCGGCAGCCCATTGGCGCATGATGTTTCGACAGTCGCCGAACTCTATGACATTGTTCAAATCAGTTTTCATAAGTTGATTTTGATTGGTGAGAAAAACTTGAGCAATGCCTGATTCTACCACCATTGCTTCTTGTTTGCAGTTATTTCCTCAAACATAAGCGGATCGGCTTCCGAACCACTGGTTTGAAAACAGAACTACCAACAATGACCGCATTGACACGCGAATCCGCGATTCGGAGGATTCTTGAGCTAAGCCGCTCGGAGGACTCTTATGCCCCTCAACACCGCGTTCCTGCTCATGGCTCAGTATGGCGGCAGAGCCGTCGTCCCGCTGGAAGAGGTGCGGGTGGACTACTTCGGCCACCTCTCCCCGACCAAGCTGCGCGCGAAGCTCGACGCCGGAGAAATCAAACTGCCGGTGATCTGGATCGAGCGAAGCCAGAAATCCGTGCGTGGCGTCCACATCACCGACCTAGCGACCTACCTGGACGAGCGCCGCAAGGAAGCGCACGACACCTACCGGAAGCTCAATGGCAGCCCCTTCAGAGCCTAACCATGGTCTGAAAATCAAACCTCGCTGGCAGAAAACAGCCAAAAACAGCGCAGGCAGCTCGCCAAACCACTGACAAAACAGCACAAAACTCTTTGTCTGCCCAATCCATCATAGGGCTCACCGAGAACCGCCAAGGGCTAAATCGCGAGGAATCACAATTACTTAGCACTGTTTGACCCCCGGTATATCATCGAAACATGGTGCGCTTTTAGAACCGTTTTGCCAGATTTTTCCCCTTTTTTCCTTGCCCACTGGCAGAAACGCTGCCAGAAAAATGGAGCGTCAGCGAGGCGTTCTGTTTTTTGGCAGGCCATGGGCACCATCAGCACCTACAAGCGGAAAAACGGGGCGATCTCCTACACAGCCCGCGTCCGCATCACCCGTGATGGGACGGTCATCCATCAGGAGGTGGAGACCTTCGAACGCAAGGCGGATGCCGCGCTGTGGATGAAGAAACGCGAATCCCAGCTCTCCCTACCCGGAGCCATCGAGGCCATCAAGAACCCTGAGCCGACCTTGGGAGAGCTCATCACCAAGTACCTCGACAGCCTCATCGCCAAGTCAGGACGCACCAAGGAATACACCCTCAAGGCGATTGCGCGATCCGAGTTCGGCAAGCTGCCCGTGTCGCAGATCACCAGCCAGTCCATTACCGCCTTTGCCGAGACGCGGCTCGCCGGCAAGGCAGGGCCGGTGACGGTCGGCAATGACTTCGCCCTGCTGGGATCGCTGTTCGAGATCGCCAAGCCGGCCTGGGGCTACGCGCTGGATCGTCAGGCGCTCATCGACGCCAAGGCGGTCTGCAAGCGGCTTGGCTACATCAAGCGCGCCAACCAGCGCGACAGACGTCCGACGCTGGAGGAGCTCGACCGGCTGTTGGCCTACTTCCACGACGCGGCCAGACGCCGGACATGGGTTCTGCCCATGCTGAAGGTGCTGCCCTTCGCCATCTTCTCCACACGACGGGAAGCCGAGATCGTGCGCATCCGCTGGGACAAACTCGATCACGAGCGCAAGCGCGCGTGGATCAGCGACGTGAAACATCCCCGCAAGAAACTCGGCAACCACAAATGGGCTCAACTGACGCCGCAGGCGTGGGACATCCTCATGTCCATGCCGCGCGTCTCCGACCGCGTGTTTCCCTTCACGACCTCGGCGATCTGCGCGCAGTTCGAGCGCGCTTGCGATTGGCTGGAGATCGACGATCTGAGGTTCCACGATCTGAGGCATGAGGGCGTGTCGTGGCTGTTCGAGCAGGACTGGCCAATCCCTCGCGTGGCCGAGGTGAGCCTGCACGAGGACTGGAACATGCTCCGCCGGTACACGCACATGAACGGCTCAGGCGACAAATACGCCGGCTGGAAATGGCTGCCCGTGGTGATCGCCCATCAGCAGGGCGAAAAAAAGCCCCGCGCGAAGCGGGGCAAAAAGGCCCTTCAGGTAGAAATCAGTGACAGACGTCCGTGACGAAGGATTGTAACCCATTTACCTGGAGGCGGAGCCGTTCAGCTCCGTCCGCCATGCTTCGATATTCTTCTGCGCACGTTCCAAGTAGCTTTCTTGCGGTGCCGGCTTGGCGAGCGAGGGCGGCAAGGGCGGGGTCTTTGGGAGCTGGGGCTGCGTTGAGACGTTCGATGTCGTGGCGCAGGCTGTCAGCAGCAGACTCGGCAAGATCAGCGCGAGACTGAAGCTCGGCTTCTTTCTGGGCTTGTTCACGGGCAATCCTGTCGGCGTTGTCGCGCATGGTCTGCTCCTTCGCCCGGTAGGCGACTTCCAGCTTGCGCGAGTTTTCGGAAATGATGGCTTGGTAATTGGCGAACGCCGCCTTGAGAGTGGCGTGGTGCGCTTCCTGCGCGACGATCACCGCCAGCAGCAGGCCAATGATGGCAAGTGTCACCCATGGCGGGATCACGCGGATCATAGCGCACCCTCATATTTGGGCATGCGCGACTTCAGGACGTCGCTGACATGATGGCGGTTGATGGTGCAGGCCGAGCGGCCGGCATAGAGCGGCTTGGTGGATTTGAGGCAGGTCGTCTCGACGTGCCCGAACCATTGGTGCGGATCGCATCCCTTGCGCAGACCGCAAGCGCGACGCTCGTTGATGACGCCGCCGAGCCCGCCATTGTAGGCAGCATCGGTCATGGCCAGCCGGCCGGCGTCATTGTCCACCAGCGGCATGAGCCTGTCCCAATTCGCGCGGCTCATCAGGATCAGGACGCGCATCTGCAAGTCCGGCCGCTGATAGACGGTCTCCCAGCGCAATTCGTTGAGCCCCTTGGGATCGAGCCGTCTGGCTTCATGCAGCGCATCGAAGCGCAGCGATCCGTCTTTCTTGTAAGCCCGTGTGATCTGACCGAGCCCTGCGCCTTCTTCCCTGTCCGTTTTTAGGCGGGACTGAGGGTTCCAGCATTTGGAGTGTTTGAGAGAAATGCAGCTTTCATGCTCGATGAGCCCGCCAAAATAGTGCGGAGCGAAGAAACCGGGCATGAGCTCGTCCACCTGCTGGCGGAGCATGGGCAGATAGGGTTCGGCTTGAGGGGGAACCTGAGCCTGGGCGGGAAGCGCCAGCAGCAAGGCCAGCGCCAGCCGTTTCACTGTTGCACCTGCGCGAAGAACGACAACAGCGCACACAGGACAATGGCGCGCAGCACACAGACGCCCACATAGGCAATCCCGGCAGCGACATTGCTCGACACCAGCGCGGCTTCGTAGAGCCTCTGGCTGGAGGCTTTGCCGAGCATGGCTTTGGCGATGAGGTAGGACAGTCCGGTGACCAGGAACGCCTGCGCCCAGAGCTGGACGCGCAACAGCGTGTCTGCGCCATGGGAAGGATCGGTCAACAGGAACCACAAAAGGACGACGAGAGGGATGACGGTGAACTGGAATGAACGGGAGCCGATAAATCTCATGGCGTTTTCTCCTGTCATGGTTTGAAACCGAAGTGATTTTTTACATAGTCCAGAAAGATAAGACCGACTCCGGCGATGATAGACCACAGCAGGCCGGTCAATGTTTTCTCGATGATCGCTTTCCGAAGCTCAATGGATTGCGCCTCCCGATGAATGGCCATCCTCACCCATTGCGCTTCTTCATGACTGAGGACTTGTTCGTGTTGGACTGCCGCCACGATTTCTTTGATAAGCTCCTTGCGCTCTTCGGGTGCCATAATGTTTCCAGGTCAAGTTTGGTTTGATTTTGCAATCATCGGTTCTGAAACACAACCACATCAATCGCGAAAAACGGCGATGGCGTCGCGATACAGGGCTTCTTCGTCCTTCTCGATCTCTTTCAGCTTGGCGCGCTTCTCGGCCAGACCGAGCGACTTGTCGGCGTTGATGTCCACCATGGCGTCCCGCATCTCTGCTGCCGCCTTGCTGGTCGAGCGGATCATCCGGTCGAAGCTCATCATCTGCGCCTTGTCGGGATTGGACAGGATCGCGTCCATGGCTTCGTCGTCGCCGGCTTTCTTGGCCTGCTTGAACTCCTCGGACGCGGCATGGGCTTCTTTCACAAGGTCGTAATAGCGTCCGCGTATCGCTTTGACGTCATTGGCCTTCACGAAATCCTTGACGATGGGAACATCCGACGTTTCCACGCTGGCGTCCCTGGCCGCGACATTGGCCAGACTGCCGAGATCGGTGACGAACTGTCCAAGGCCGCCCGTATAGGTGCGCCACAGCATCTTGAGCGTTTCCGGGCTCACCTTGCTGATGTCGTTTTCATAGCGCCCTGCCCCCATGGCTTCGCCGGCAGAGGCAAGCCCCTGAGACACCGCCTCGAAGGGCGAACCTTTAGTGCCGCGATAGAGCTTCAGGTTGTCCGGGCGATCCTTGGTGAACTCGTTGTCCGGCACGATCTGCGAACCGAAGGAATTGCGGTTGGTGGCGATCTGGAAGCCGGGCTTGATGATGGTGGGGATAGTTGCGCCCACGGCATCGAGGACGCGATTGTCGGAATCCTCGATGTAGAGCCCTTGCAGCGGGAAATAGGCGTTGAGGAACGACGACACGACATGCGCGGCTGCCGCCATGCCTCCGGTCTTCTTGCCTTCCGCCATGGCCACGCCTGCCGCATAGAATGGCGCAAACTCCATCGAGACCGGCACACTGATATGGCTGCCGCCAATGTTCATCAGCATGTTCTTGGATCGCGTCTCCCAGGATTCGCCCAGCCAGCGATCCTCGTCGTCGTCCATGCCCTGGCTGGCCATGTAGAACCCCAGCGCGGCCAGAACACCGAGCGTCGTCCATGCCTGCGCCCGGTGCTTGCCCTTGACCAGTGTCTTGATGGCGTTCGCTGTGCCCTGCACGGCCGGATTGAAGAAAAGGTAGATGGCTCCCAGCGCCGGCGACAATGTGCCCTTGCGGTCGAAGTCCACCGTCACGCTCTTGGCGGCCTGAGCGGCTTCTCCCGCGCTCCTGCCGTCCTTTCGCATGGCCATGTAGAGCGCCAGACGCAGACTGTTTTCCGTCGCCTGATTGAGAACCTCGATGGTGTGCGCCATGCCGCCCACGATCTTGCGGCCGGCCACGCTGGCCGCCTTGGCATAGTTCTTGTCCTTCAGGTAGCCTGTCGCGCCATAGGCGTCATCGAACAGGCGTTGCAGCGTCTTGCCCTGCTGCTCCAGATCGGACATCCATGACGCGCCCGTCTTGCCGCCGTTCTGACGGTACTCGTCGAGCATGACGCCAGCCTCGCCAGACGGAACCTTGCCCGTCGCCGCGTAAGCAAACAGAGCCTTCATGGCTGCCGGGTAATTCACCCACGCCTTGGCCGCGATCCCTGAGCCCTCGTTGCCGATCATGTTAATCGAGCCCGTCATGGCGTCGCGCGCCATGTTGCGGATGATGAAAGCCGGATTGTAGCCGGTGTAGACGCGCGCCAGATGGCGATTCATCACCCGCATCATTTCGAGGATCGGGTGCATCTGCCCTTGGTTCAGCGGCCGGAGCTGGCTTGCCAACTGCTCATCGCCGATGATCTGCATGCGCACAAGCTGGCCATTGATGTAGACGGGAACCTCATTGTCTTGCAGCGGACGCACGAACTCGCGCACCCTTTCCCCGCCGGCATAGACCTCGAACTGAGCCGCCTGCGGCCCCACGCCTTCCAGGAAAGCCGAGACCTGAGACTTGGAGGTGAAGGTGGCAATCTCATTGCCGCCATTCCGCACAGAAAACACCGTGCCGGCCACATAGCGGCCGCGTGGCGGGATACCCACCGTCCAGAGCTTTGGATCAGGGTTTTCCAGCACGAGCTGCGCCAGCGATTGCCGCGCAAGGTTCTTTTCCCCTGCCACGACCGCCTGCTGGTAGTCGCGCGCGATGTTCTGGATGATGAACTCCTCGCGTTCCTCATGCCCCATGGCGCGTTTGATCTTCGGGCCGTATTCGCCATCGCCTTTCAGCGGGACGTAATTCTCATACATCACGTCCAGCGTGGCGTAGGTGTCCGCGTCGATCAGGCCATAGGCCAGCTTCAGATCGAGCGTGGCTCTGGCGATCTCTCGCGCATCGTCCGCCAGAGCGTGGAGCGTGGCGTTTGTGCGGTACTTGGACAGAATTTTCTTGGCATCCGCCGTCGTCATGCCCGATCCGCCGTCCGGCATGTCGGGATTGATCTTGGCCACCGCCTCGTTGCGCTCCTCGGCATGCATGGCATGCAGCAGTTCGGAAAGCTGCTCGATGGTGTGACCTGACTTGGCCAGCTTCGCCATGAGCGGAGCCGTCATGCCGCGCTCGAAATCCTCAAGCCGGGCAGCAATCCGCCCAGGCCGCTGGGTCTCGGCACCGTAATAGTTCGCGTACTCGGAAACGGGCTGGCCGGTCATCTTGGAGATGCGCTCCTGCACCTGCCGTACCCGGTTGAAATTGTCCTGCAAGGATGCCTGAAGCCGGCGGAGCAATCCCTGTTCTGGCAGCGTCAGGCCGGTCGGCTTGGGCGTGGAGCGACTGAACGCAGCCTCGGCCATGTCGCGCCCGGTCTGTACACCATTCTCCACATACGCCCGCGCCGGCAGCAGGTAGTCCCGGATGATCTCGGCATCCGACAATTCCAGATTGCCCATGCCCGGCACGTTCTGCCGCAGCCATGTGCGGATCGCCGCCAGAGCGCGCTTTACAAAGCCAAGCTCAGGCCGTGTCTGCGCCAACTCGGACAGCACTTCCTCGGCTGCCTGCAACAGGTCGTCTTGATTGGTGGCGTCGAGCCCGTACTGTTTCGCCTTGGCCAGCACGTCGCCTTTGCGCAGCGCCACGATCTGGTCGAGGACAGGCTTCAGCGCGGAACCGTAGACGCCGCGCAGGCCGTAGTGCCCCAACCCCTCATGGAACAGCACTCTGGTGGCGTCTGCCGGGCTTTTCAGCTTGGCCGACAGATACACGGTGCCCTGATAGAAAAACCCCTCTGGCTCGCCCGTCGCGCCGCCTGAGCGTTGTTTCTGGTCGGCTGCTCTCACCTTGGGCGGAATGGCAGGATCGCTCATGTCGGAAAACACGACAATCTTGGGAGGGTTCTTCCACGCCTTGGCCAATGATGACGCGGTATCGCGCACCATCGCCCCCTGCTCCATCGAAGGCGCAACAGCCTTGAAAGCCGAGGCAGCGCGATCCGGCAGCAGGCGCGCGAGATTGTCGCCAGACGCCAGATACGCTTTCAGCGCCGGCTTGCCTTCCAGCGTGATAGGGCCGTTAGGCGTGTTAAACGTATAGCGGCATGTCATGAGCCCATTTCCTGATCAATCAGCAGAACGCCGGCCTCGTTCTGTCCGGCCCTCGCCAGACGGGTCAGCAGGTCGCCATATTCGCCGATGCTGGTGCGCTGGATGTCCAGGAATTGCAGCATGAACTGCTGCACCATGGGCTGATCCGCGACCGCCTTGAACCAGCGTTCGTAGTCCTGTCCGAGCTGCAATTCAGTGTCGTAGGCGATCTCCAAAGCGTCCTGAAGGCTCGCCACTTTGTCGGTGATCGCTTCCAGCATCGGCACCTTGGCCACCGTCCCCATGTCATTCATGAAGTCGGCGATCTTCTGGTAGTGCTCCAGCTCGTCGGCCGACTCGGAGGCAAAGTGCTTCTGCGCCCCGAAATACCCGATGCGCTGCAACTGGTTCGCCAAGTGCCGGTAGAGGTGCGAGGCGTAAAGTTCAGCCTGTACCGCTTCGTTCAACGCGGCTTCGTTTGATTTGGAAAGGAGATTCTTCAGCATTTGATGTCCACCAGCCCTTTGTCGTCCAGTTCTTCGAGAATATCGAAAAATTTTTTGTCTATGTACGCAATTCTCTCACCTTCAGCCATGTTCGACAAAGCATCAAGCATGCGCGACCGTTTGCCGCCGTGATTTTCCAGCGCGTAGAAAATCAGTTCCAGACCTGAACGGCTGGCAGCCGGTTCTTCAGGCGTTGGCTGGTCTTTCTTCTTCGGCCTGAGCTGGTCGATGATCTCGACATGGCGCGCCTTGGCGTCGGCCAGTTCCGCTTCCTGCCCCCATGGCTTGACCTGCGCTTCCAGCTTGGGGATGTCGTTGCGGTTGGTTTCTGCCTGAGAACGTGAGCGCTGCGCCTGCTCGGCCAGACTTTTGACCGTGTTCTGCAAACGAAGCGCAAGGCCGGTTGCGGACGATCCAGGTTCTGCGTCGGTCTGGTACGCCCCATTGCCCTCGACCGTCAGCACCGCCTTTTTGAGGATGCCTCTGGATACGTCATCGAGGGACAGCTTGAACCCGCCAAAGGTGCCGATCTCGCGATGGTCGTCGCCGGCTTTCAGCATGGCGTCCACGGCCTTGAGGATCGCCTCGCCGGCTTCGCCATGCTTCTCGTAGGTCGTGCCGGCAATCGTGACAGCAAACTCCTTCGGCGCTTTCGGCGCGTCGGATTCCATCACCTTGGCTTCCCTGTCGAACCGTTCCGCCTGCGCTTCCAGAGCGCGCATCCTGTCCTTGATGCGGTACTGCTCGCGATTGTGCTCGGACTGCGCGTTCTCCAGTTTGCGGATCGCCTGACGCAGGCTCATTTCTTCGAGGATCAGCGGATTGCCGGACGATGCGGCTTTCATCTCGGCGGAATTGGCCGCTTCGCCGGCAATGTCCTCGATCTCGCGCTCATTTCCTGCGCCCTTGCGCACCTGCTCGATGAAGCGCGCCTTGGCTTCGATGGTCTGCCACATGCGGCTGTCGAGCGTCTGCTTGGTGGCGTAGCGCATGATCCGCACTTCGAAGCCTTCAGGGTCGGCCTCATAGAGCTTGTTGCCCTGGCGGATGATGCGGCCTTCGCGCTGTTCAAGATCGGACGGACGCCATGGCGCATCCAGATGATGCAGAGCCACCAGACGCTCCTGCACGTTCATGCCCGCGCCCATCTTGGCTGTGGAGCCGAACAGCACACGGATGCGGCCGGAGCGCACCTTGCCGAACAGTTCCTCTTTCTGGAGCTCGGTATTGGCGTCGTGGATGAAGGCGATCTCGCTTTCAGGGATACCCAGCGCAATCAGCTTGGCCTTGAGATCGTCATAGACGGAGAACTTCGCATCGAGCGCCAGCAATTCATCGGGGCTCATTGCATCGAGCTTTTCCTGTGCGGCCTCATCGCCCTGCGCTGCCGCATCCACCAGGGCTTGCAGGGCTGCGCGCTCCTTGCCGGCCGCGCCCTTCGGCGTAGACAGGTCGATGAACACAAGCTGCGTTCCTCTGTCCTTGCTCCACTGGTCGTAGATGCCCTTGATGTTTTCGGCAGCGACATTGACCTTGGAATCGGGATTGTCGGGATAGCTTGGGTCGATGAGGCGCATATCGAGCGCGGCTTTCCTCGCGTCCGACATGATCTTGAGCATGTTGTCTGCGCCCTTTTCTGCTTTCTTGGGCAGGTGCTCGGAGCGCCAGATCAGCGATCCTTCAGGGTACACTTCCTGGCCGTTGTCATTGGTCATCGGCACACCGATGTACTCGGCCTGATCGTTGGAGCGTGGAACGACGATGTTTTCAGGCTTGCCGGTCGCCACCTTGGGAACGGGCAGCTTTTTGCCCTGCGCCGCCAACTGCCGATTGATGTCGTCGCGGTTGATGACGTCACCGAAAGACTGATACCGCTGCATCAGCTCCGGCATGTTGACGAACTTCGCGAAGCGGGAGTTCATCTTGTACTGGCCGGACGGAGACAGTTCCCAATCCGTCACCACCTCGCCAAACGTCTTTGCCCAGGCGTCGAAATGCGCGATGCCCTGTGCTTTCAGCGTGGGGTAATCCAGATACCGCTGCATGGTGTACATTTCGGCCATGGTGTTGCTGATCGGTGTGCCTGTCGCAAACACGACATTCCGGCCGTTGGTGCGCTTCAGAACGGATTGCGTCTTCATAAACATGTCGGACGCCTTGTTCGATCCGGCTGGATTGCCGAGACCGGCGACGCGCTGCATGCCCGTGGAGAAGCCAAGGTTCTTGAACTCGTGCGCCTCATCGAGGAACACGCCATCGACACCCAATTCACTGAAATACAGATTGTCGTCCTTGGCTCCCGTGTCGAACAGGCGCTTCAGCTTTTCCTCAAGGGCGGTTTTCTGCTTCTCGATCTGCTTGACGTTGCGGCTGTTCTTGCCCTCGGCAGCGCGCATGGCTGCAATCGATGTGTCCATGTCGCTGATCTGCTGACGGATGAAGGCTTCCTGGAACTCAGGATCGACCTCGACCTTGCCGAATGAGGAATGAGCGACGATCACCGCGTCCCAATCGCCCGTCGCGATCCGGGCAAACAGGCGCTTGCGGTTCTCCTTCTCAAAATCCTTCTTCGTAGCCGCGAGGATGTTGGCTCCGGGATAGAGCCGCATGAAATCCTCGGCCCACTGTCCGACAAGATGGTTCGGAACCACCAGCATGGGCTTTTTCGCCAGCCCCATGCGGCGCATTTCCATGATGCCGGCAATCATCGTGAAGGTCTTGCCTGCACCGACGACATGATCCAGCAGCGTGGTTCCAGACTGCACCATGCGCCAGACCGCGTTGGCCTGATGCGGGCGCAACTGGATGATGTCGTTGCCCACCTTGCCCGGGAATGTCAGGTGCGAGCCGTCATAGTCGCGCTGCACGTCCGTGTTGAAGGTGTCGTTATAGATACGCGCCAGACGCACCCGGCGGTCGTCATCCGACCATAGCCAGTTCTTCCACTCGGCCTTGATGCGCGTGACCTTTTCATTGGCTGCGGTCGTAGCAGCCTCGTTCAGCGTCCGAGTGCCGTCCTGATGCTCGTCATAGACGGCGATCTGCTTCTGGTTTGCCGCCGCCTCCATGATCTTCATGACGGGCGTTCTGTCCGTGCCCCATTGCGTGGAGACGGAAGCCGGTATGCGATCCGCGCTCAGCGTCCACGATGCGGTGATCGGGTTGTAAATAGCCTTGACCGTGCCGCCTTCGGTGATGTGGCGGATAAAATCCTCCATGTCAGAGACGGGCACCCAATGCGCGCCAGTCTTGACGTCGATGTCGATAGCCTCGATGTCGGCCGGCTGCACCGCTCGCAAAGCCTCGGCGTTCTTCTCAAAGCGCGGCTGCTTGGCGGCCAGCTCAAGAGCCTGTGCCAGCTTCTTCTTCACATTGCCGGAGAGATATTCCTCACGGGTGACATAGCTGCCGGGAACATCCTCATAGATCAGCCCGTCGAGCTCCTGAGCGATCACGTCAGGCGTTTTGCCGTAAAGGCTGGACATGTAGTCCAGATCGACCCGTCCGCGCTCTGACAGCGACGTGACCAGCGCATCCTTGGCTGAATTGGCCTTCTCTGGTGGCTTGTAGGGCGACTGTGTGCGCTTGAAGAAGATGGCGGCTTTACTGGCGGATGCCGCCCGCGCTTTTTCGCCGGTCTTCTTGGCGACAGCCGCCGAGATACCCTTGTCGAAATCGTTTTCCAGCGCGGCCAACTGCGGCCATGTCGGATCGTCGCGCATCAGACGCTTATTGGCGTCCCCATTGATCGGGCCGTTCTCCTTGACGAAAGCGTCATAGGCTGCGTTCAGGCCAGCGCGAGCATTGGCGAGAGCCTTGTCATTGACGCCATCGGTCAACTGCAAGCCGCGCACGGCGACCAACGCATCGCGCACCTTGATCATGCCGGAGACGCGCTCCTTCGCCTTCTCGTTCGGGAAGGTGACGGGCATGGCCTGCTGTTTGCCGAGAACGTCCTCTCTGCGCTCGAAAATCTCACCGCCCTGTTCGAAAACCGAACCAATCTTGACATGCGAAACGTCGTTCAATGGCTCCACCGTCTCCCGCGTCGGTTCGGCGGTCGGTGCGTCCATGAAGTTTCTGGGCAGATGCGCGACGGCTTCACGCAGAAGCGCAGGCGTGTCCTGCCCGTCGCGCGCCACCAGGGCAGGATCGTCTGGGGAGTACATGGAGCCATAGGCTCCGAACTCGCCCAGCATCATGTCGGGGTTGCGGATGAAATACTCGTTGAGCGGAACCGTCTTGCCGGCCTTGTCGGTGAACTGCTTGACGTCCATCCATGGCTGGCCGTTGCTGGCCTCACCTTCAGCGCGTTTGCGCATGAAGATGATGTCGGTCGTCACTTCCGTGCCGGCGTTCTTGGCGAAGGCGTTGTTGGGCAGGCGGATCGCACCGAGGAAATCCGCGCGCTCGGCCATGTAGGCGCGAGCCTTGTCACCCGCGCTGTCCAGCAGGCGGTTTGTCACCACCATGGCCAGCACACCGTTGGGCTTCACCGTATCGAGGGACTTGGCGAAGAAATAATTGTGGATCGAGAAGCCGCTGATCTTCTTGCGGTTGGGATCGTAGATGCCCTCACGCCCGAACGGTGGATTGCCGATGGCCAGATCGAAGTAGTTGTCCGGTGAGGACAAATCCTGGAAACCGACCGGAGCCTGAATGTTGGCCTGCGGATAAAGCTGCTTGGCGATGCCGCCGGTGATGTGGTCGAGCTCCACGCCGGTCAACTGGCTGGCATGGCGCAGGGCAGACGGCATCAGGCCGAAGAAATTACCCACGCCCACGGATGGCTCCAGCACCCTGCCGCCCTGGAACCCGAAATGCTTGAGCGCGTCCCAGACTGCCGAGACGATCTCGGTCGAGGTGTAATGCGCGTTGCGCGTCGAAGTCGCGGCTGCGGCCAGTTCTTCAGGCGTCAGCAGGGCTTTCAGCTCTGCCGCTTCCTTGTCCCAGCCCTTCGAGACCTCATTATTGTCGCGGTAGAACGCCTGTGGCAGTCCGCCCCATCCGACATACTTGGCCAGTACAGCCTGTTCGTCGCGGGTCGCGTTGCGGTTTTCGGCCTGCAACTGCTTCAGCAGGCGGATGGCGGCGACGTTCTGCTTGAACTTGGTCTTGGCTCCGCCTTCTCCGATGGCGTCCTCATCCGTGATGATGAAGTCGTCGGCGCGATCCTGTGCGCGGGTGCCGTCAGCCGGGATCAGGTCTAGCTGTTTTCCGCCTGAAGGATTCTGTTCTGAAGCGCCAGCGCCTCCTGATACAGCTTCACCCCGGGGCTTTCCACCTCGTCTGGCGTTTCTTCTGGCGGCAAGAGTAGATACTTCTCCCGCGTCATCTCCCACGCTTCCTGCGCGCTGTACCCGGCCGCTTCCAGTTCGCTGATCTCCAGATACGTCCGTTCCGCTGCGTCCTTCAGGGCTTCTCCCAGCTTGCCCGTCCTGTTCAGTTCCTTGAACAGCCTCGGATTGTGCTCCTTCCAGCTCTCCCGAGCCAGGCTGATCCAGTTTTTGAGGTTCATTGGTGGTTCCTTCATTGTCCGTGCCGGTTGGTGAGAATGTGCTCTCCTTGCCGATAGCCCGCAACACGGCATTGAGCATGTTTGTGCGGTATGGCTCGACCAGTTCCTTCAAGGCGCGGGCGATAGCAGCGGCAGGGTCTTTTTTGTCGTCGCTCATGCGCAGGGCAAGCGCAACATTGTTGGCCAGACGATAATTACCGCCAACGGCCTTCAGGATTTCGGGATGTTCGAGTTCCGCAATGGCTGTGTTGACCTGATCAAGTTTCTGGCGGGTGCTGGCGTTCTTCACCCGGCCTTGGTTTTCGAGCTCATCCTGCAACGACGTGCGCAGAGCTTTGAGCTCGTCGAGCTTGGATGTCTCGGTGTCTTCTGGCGCGTTGAGTGCGTCAAACGCCGCTTTGGTATCCGCGACCGGGGTCATGCCCTCGGTGTCCATGCCGGGGTAGTTGCGCGCGGCTTCGTAGAATGACAGCAGGTAAGGCTTGATCTTGGGGCCGAAATCGTCGGTCATCACCTTGGCGTAATCCGCGAAGGATCGAACGCCGGCCTCGATGTAAGCGCCGGCAATCGTCATGCCGTCCATGACCATTTCAGGGTCAATGCCGCTGTTGAGCTGGCTCAGCTTCGACCGCATACGGGCGCGGGCTTTCTCCACCGCATCGGCCGTGAAAATCTTGTTGTTGGCGAACAGATCGGCAGGTGGCGTGTTCTGTGCTGCGCGCAGCTTGGCCTGCCTGACGGCTTCATCAAGTCCAGCCTGATTGCGTCCCAGTCCGTTGACTGCGCGAGTGCCGTTCTCCGTCAGGTAGACGCTATCGCGCTCGGCCTGGATGTCATAACCCGGAGGCAACTGTTCGCGCGCCGCCCTGATCGCCTGCATGAAATCGACAATGCCTGAACCTTGGCCGGCAGATGGCTCTGACGCGACTGCTGTGTCCCGTTTTTCATTCGCAACAACGCGGTCTACTTCTTTTTTGGCAGCATCCAATGAATTGAACGTGCCTGAGTTCTCGATGCCGTCAGCATACGTCCGCCCCTTTATTTCCCATGTCTCTTTGCCGTTAGTTCTGGTCGGCTGGATGACGTAACCGGAATGCTCGACATCAACGCGCGTGTCGCTTGCAGAAGCCTCATCTTCTTGGCGTCTGCCTTCCAGCCATCCGGCTTCGTACGCCGCCTTGTCCTTTTTGCTTCGAATGACGCTTCCTGGCGGTTCCATGCGGGAACCGCGAATAGCGTGTGCCAATCCCATTTGGAAAGCATCGCTGTTGCGGTCTACGCCATCGGATTGGGCAGGCGCGTTGCTGTCTTTTCCGCCATCAGGCTTGATGAGATCGCGGATCGCCTGATTGGCTGCCTCGTCATCCAGATCCATGTAGTAGAAATCTTCGACGGCGCTGTCGATTTGCTCAGGCGTCACGCCGGAATCAAGGGCCTTCTGGATCAGCCCGCGATCAAGGCGGTCGTACTTGCCGGCCACCGCCAGCACGGGATTGTCGATGGCGTTGTTGGCCTCGAAGAACCCGTAAGCGAAGCCTTCCGGCGTCACGCTGCGGGCGTTCTTCGTCGCCATGGACTTGCCGCCGTACTTCTTGTGCATCATCGAACCTTCGGTCGGCTCGACGGGCGCAATCGGCAGGTCGCCATTGAAGCGGCCCCAGATCAGCGTCTTCTTGGTGTAATTGTCCCCGATGTGATTAGGGTCGAACGACAGCCGCCATGGTGGCAGTCCCGTCAAATCCTCGATGCGGCCGACAGGGTTTTCCAGAGCCCACACCGCAGGCTTGAAATACTCAATCGCAGCCAGCGTCTTTTTGACCAGTTGCACCGATGATACGGTGCGTCCGTCCTCGTCCTTGGCCTTGAAATGACGTGCGCCAGAGACGGCAAAGTCCGTGCATGGACACGCCGCCAGAATGGCATAGACGTCCTGCCCGTCAAAATCGCCAAACCAGTCGCCAAAGAACTCGGTCGAGAACTTGGTGACATCGCCCAGGTCAGGGTCGGCCTGGATGTCAAAACGGTAGACCTGATAACCGGCTTCTTCCCAAGGCTTCGACCATTCGCCGGAAAGATCGAACAGGGACAGTACCACCTTGTTGCTGTTGGCCGTTGTCTTGCCCTGCTTCTCCGCGTTTTTCTTCCATGTGGCGATTTCCGCCTTGGCTTCGGCCTGCGTCATCCAGCCCTTGTCGGCAACATAGACGCGCACCTTGTCCTGAAGGCGCACGATCTCGTTCTTCTTGGGCGCGTCAAAGACATGCGTGACACCCGCATCTGCGCCGCTGTCGATACGTTGACGGAACGCGGCCGCGATCTGCTTGAGCTCGCTGACGCTGACGCCTCGCATCTCGTCGGTCTGGACATGCTCTGGAGCGGTAGCGTTGGGGAGCGTCGATGGCTGTGATGCTGCGGCCTGACCTTGCAGGCTCTCGACGACTTCTCGCACGACATCAGCCATAGGGCCAAAGTTTTTGTCGAGGCGTTGCGCTGCTGTTTCCAGCACTTCGGCAACACTGGTTACCGTTTTTGGCTTACGCAATTCTGTGATGGCATCGCGGACAATGGCTACCGCGCTGGTTTCTGGCTCGCCACGGGAATGCAGCTTGCGTGAGTCAGACTTCTGCATCTGCTCATACAGCTTCTCCAGCCGGTCGGCTGCTGCGCGCTCGGCAGCTCCATTGATGCGAGTGCCTGGAGCATCCTGCTTTTCCTGCGGACGGAGGATGCGGATCAGGTCTTTGATCAGTGTCGGATCGCCGGCCTTGTACTCGGCCACGGCCTGATCAATCTGGCTTTGCTGCGCTCCATAGTTTCTGAGCGATGTGACTAGGTTAGACAGCGCGCTGTCTTCTGCTACTTCTTTCTCTGCATCGGGTTGAACAGCGGCGGCCGTTTGTCCTTGGCCGGCTGACGCTCCCATTTCTTCTGTGCCTGCGGGCTGCCCGCTGGTACGCTGGTCTGTGACATTGCTAACCTCTGATGATTGTGCTGACGCCGCCTTGGCCACGATGTCCCAGCGGCCGCCCTTGCCCTTGACGGCTTCGTGCGTGTCATTCAGGCCGTTTTTCGCGATGAAATCTTTGGCCTTCACGCCGTCATTGAACCAAGCCCTGCCGGCCGCGATGCGCTCCAGCGCCTTGGGGTTTGGTGATGTTCCCGAAACAGATTTCGGTAACATGGATGCAGCCTGCGTCGGCTGGGCACTCCCGGCCCCTTCCTCCGATGCGTCACCAGTGGGAGCAGGCTGCAAAACTTCGTCGCGCTTCTTGCGCTTCTTGATCTGCCAGCCGTCATCCTGGCCGACACTGACGCGGTATTCGTTCTCCGGGTCGTTCTTGGCGAGTGCTGCCGCCGTCTGATCGGCGACGCTGGGGGAGCTGTGAAACTCGACGTCGATCCATTCGCCGGCATTGTAGCGGGCTGTCTCGTCCGATTTCTTGGCTTCCTGCTTCAGC